TCAGCTTGTCGCCTTGATCACCGAGCAGGCTACGAGCCTTTGCCACCTGACGGGGGCCAAGGGCAGTCATGCCGCTGGTATCAAAACGCAGAGCAGAGAAGGCAGGGCTGTCAGAACCAGTCAAGGCACCGAAGACACCTTCAAGGGTTTTGATCAGATCCTTCTGGCGTTGGTTGGCCACATAATCAGCCACCTTGGCGCCAATGGCAGCCATGGGATCGGAGCCAGCAGCAAGAGCTGCAAGGTCGCGAGCCTCAAAGGCGCGGCCACGGTGCAGGATCACGCCGACTTGCTTGTCAGCAGTGATTTTACCAGGGGTCAGCGAGGTGCTGTCAGACAGCACTTCAAAGTCACCAGTCAGGTTTGCCTTGTAAAAGGGAATTTGGATCGTGTCACCACCCTCGGTAGCATTCAGCTCAGCCATGGGCTGCACTACACCGGAAGCCAAGAAGGCATCACGCTGAGTGGTTTGCTCAATGACGTAAGGCGTAAATACCTCAGGGATGATGATGTCAGAGCGAAGAGTCGCCATGATTCATCTCAAATAATGGGTTTACGGTTTGGGCGCAGCCCTAGGCTCAATGCGGCGCAGCCATCACGAGCAGACGTCTACAGCTTAGCGGTTAGCTGTTGCTTTCATTCTTTCATACAGATCGCGATCTGTCCTAAACAGTCGCGCTTGTTCTGTCAGATTAAAGCTGTCACGGTTAAACGGGTTGGTCATGCCAGCCGGTACGCCGCCGTTGGTTGCTCCAAATGATGGTGCCCCGCTGCCTTGTGGCTTGGGTTGCTTTTGCATCCATGCAGGCAACGTCTTAGCCCATTCAGCAACGGGTTTGCGTTCGTAGCCATCTACCACTACCACGGTGCCATCAGGTTCACGCTCGATGGATTCGGGCTTGAGCTTGGTCTTTAGTACCATGTCGGGGTCATGTACGATGTCCGCCAATGCCGTCACGGCTGGCGTGACCAGCTCCAGTTCTCGGACGCGGCTTTCAAGTTCAGCGATGCGCTGGTCCTTTTGCGCCGTCGCCTCACGGAACTGCTGCTCCAAAGCTTGTCGGGCTTCTTGGTACTTGCCTTGTGATTCGAGCTGCTGTTGCTCGTAGTTGCGCTTGAACTCCAGTAATTCGTTGACATCGACACCATCCGGCAGCCCCTCTGCCATCCGTTCAAACTTTCTTAGCTTTCGCTTTTCGTCTGCAAGCTCTTGGTTTTTGCGTTCTAGGTTTTGAATGCTGCGCTGCAGCGCTTCAATGTCACCGCTGGTAGCCGCAGGCTCCTGGGCTTGATTTTCTTCGGACATGAATAACCCGCAGGGTTAAGTGCAGTTCAATGTTACCATTTTTGCTTATCCGCCCAAAACGCAGCGGACATTTTGCCTTTGGCTATGTTTTTGGCATGACGTGCCTTAAACGATGCCCTTCTATCCTTGTCTGCTGCTGATTCTCCTGTTCGCGGCGGTGAGCCAGATACCCCCTGCTGGCCGAAGCGGATCAGCTTCACCTTGTCGCCTTCCTTGGCAAGCACCGCGTGCGACTTGTTCGGATGTTTAGGCGTTCGTTTCGGCTTGTTGTAGCCGTCAAACTGCTCGCCACGGTAGGTGATGCTCATTTGCGCTTTGGCTTCTTCGCAGTCTTCGCAGCAGCCTTGAAATCAGCAGCACTCGGGCGATTGGGGTCACCCTTACGCGACATGCGCTCCTTGCTGCCAGCTTCAATGCGCTTGCGTTTGGCGTTGATGTTGGCGTAGAGACCTGGTTTCTTAGGCACCGTACCGCTTGCGGAGTTGCTCTAAGGTTAGCTCCGATCCGTCATCACGCACGAGCTTGGCGAGGGCGTCCTGTGGCTTGTATTTTTCAGACAACATGCGGAAATAGTGAACCTTGCGAGCGCCAAGCGCTTTTGCCTGCCGCGCTAAGAAATCTGCGTCGGATTCACCTTCCTGTTTATTTGCAAGCCAGTCTCCGTATGACACGTCCGCCGGCACCTGCCCGCCTGCTGATGCACGCTTTGCTGGCGGCGGTGGTATGAAGCCAAGACCTTCGTAATCAATCACCGGCACTGTGGTTGAGCGGCAGTTAAAGTGCTGCGGCGGCATTGGACCTTTGCCATATGGAAACTCCCTGCCATCCAATGCACGGCAAATGCTGCTGGTGCGGGTATCCAGTGTTGCCACATAGCGATACTTCTTAGTGATGTCTTGATTGGCCTCATACACCTGCTGACTGGCTGCATTGGCAACTTGATTGATGCTGGTGCGGACCACTGTTGTAATTTGATGGTTGGCCATTCGCGTTGCATCACCGCCGCGTGCCACTGTGTCTTTAATCCCCGCAGCACGCCGTTGACCGGGAGTGACTGCAGGTTCACCAAAGCGAAGCCGATCTTCGCTATACCGAATCTGACCTTCGCTGCGATCCAGTGTGCCTTTCAACCGCCTAGCAATAGCTGGCGTCGGCTCACCTGTTAGCAGTCCCTGCCGTACCACCTGCGAAAACCGCTCGGCTTGACTGGCGGCAATGCCCCTAAATGCCTTTTCGACCACCTCGCCATTGGGCAGCGTGACCATCGTGCCCTTGGCTGCGGTCAAGTTGAACGCCCCGGTGCCAGCTTGCTGCGCTAATGCTTCGGCGCCATAGACCGCCTTAAACAGGTCATCGCTCAACGCCACCACGTTGATCTGGGTTGGATCTGTGGTGACCACCGACTGCGCAAATTGCGGGCTGATCTCCACGGTGCGCACTGCATCACGAGCGCCAGCTGGCAGCGCCTTACGTAGCTGATCGGTCACAAACTCCGATTGCAGCTGCGCTATGCCTTGCAGTTCCAATGCGGTTAGCCCTGTTGCATCACCTGCCCATGTGCCGAGCGAGTCCTTGAGTTGCGCCAAGATTGCCCGCAACCGTGCTGCCTTGACCGGTGCAGATAGCTCATCAATGGTGCGCAGTTGATTGACAGCATCAATGATGATGTCGTTGTAAGCATTGATCACGCGCCGCGCGACGCTATTGCTATAGCGATTTAAGTCGATTGCATTGCGATATAGCGCTTCCGGTGTGCTCATGCGATGATCCCAAGCTGGTCAGGGCGATACTGCGACCTGATGCTCACATCCGCACCACGGTCTAATGCACCTTTGACTGCCGCAGCAAATGCGTCATAGCCATCCTGGCCGTCTTCATACATCACCACTTGGTCTACCTCATCAGCCTTGCCGGCTTTGTAATACTTCATGCGCACAATCGCCAAGATTTCTTGCGGCAGTTCGCACATGGTGTAATCAATCTCAGGCCGGCGTGGCTTCTTCGGCTCCATCCAAATCATCAAATCGATCAACCGATCCGTCACCCAGTCCAGCAGACGGTAAATCAAGTCCCGCATTGGATGTGGCCTCCAACTCTTTGTCTACATCAAAGTTATCGCCGAGCACGTCGCCCTCGGCAAGCTCGGTGAGCAAGGTCTCTTGCGAGATGGTGCCTGCGGTGTACAGCGCCAGCAGGGATTGAATATCTTGCGGGTCAAGGCGTGCGCCAAGGAAGTCGCGGTTGACATAACTGCTGCCAGCGGCCGTTGCATTGCCGAGATATTGCGCATGAAACTGCAGGCAGTTGTCAATCATGTCCTGCATATTCTGCGCAATGACCATCATGGCGCTATCGCCTTGGCTGCGGTCAATGCGCTTTGCCTCAGCGGTCTCTGCTGATAGCTTCTGGCCAAGCACTGCCGATAACCCCAGCTCGTTGATCTGCGCTGCAAGCTGCTCAAGTCGGCGGAACTGATAATCAAAACTGCGGCCAGCGGGCTCGATGTATTCGGCACGGCCATCAGCGGGAAATGCAATCGCTTCACCTGGTCCGGCGCTGACTTCCTCCGCAGCAGACGGGAAACCGTAAAACGCCAGCATCGGCACGGCTGAGATGTGCAGCTGGTTATCAAGGTCGCTTTGGATCTGATACGCCTTCAGGTTCAGCTCTGCAATATCCTCCAGCGGCGGGCGTGATTCCATGAATCCATGCCGTTGCGCATAGGCAACGCTGAATGGAATCTCGCTCAGGCTGGTGCGGCCTTCGTCGACTACTTGGAAGTCGCCGTTGTCTTGCTTCTGATAGAGCTGAAACTCCCCTGGCGTCAGCACACGGATTTGCTCCACTGCCTTCTCGCCAAATTTCCCATCAGGCACGGTGACTATCTCAGCAAGCCGCAGTTGCGTCAACACCTGCCGGCCTTCCTGCTGCTCAGCACGCCAGCCAAGGATCTGCCGTGGCGTGTACGTCACCCAATAGGGTCTGCCACCATTAGCAGGTGCATCCACCAGTACACCAACGTGGCCATAGCGGACCATCTTGCGGGTAATGTCAAACGTCCAAACATTTAGATCATCGCCCATTAAATTAACGTCGAAAAGCTGCTCGCGGATCACATCAGCCGTATCGTCGAGCCTTACGGGTTTACGGGTAAGCATCCCCGCCAACATCCGCTCTAGGCGAATGTAGTAGGGAGGGCATACGGATCGTGCTAGTCGGTTGTCGTAGGACTCGTCCAGCTCGCGTGGCTCTTGCGGTAGGTAACGCCGATGCTTGCGGCGCATCCCGTAAGTGCCTTGCAGTAGATCCTCGATCAGGATCCAATGCGCCTCTTGTGCATACCACGCCGTATTGGCATCCTGCACGCGAGTAACGCGGCGCTGTGCAATAGGCCGGTCGTATGCGTTGAAGCCGGTGTACATTACAGCGCCGCAATCATAGGTGCAGTTTAGACCGCAGTCAGCGTGATGCTGTTGCGGCCAATCTTGATGTCAAACTCAGCGCCGGGCGCGTAACCCATATCGCGCAGGTAGCCATCACCAATCTGCAGCTTGCCGTTGAATTGCACCTTGGCCTTGTAGGTGAGCTTGCGGCCTTTGCTGGTGGTCTTGCCGCCGAGGTCAACGCCTTTGGCTTCCAGCAGCGCCTCATAAAACTGCGTGAATGCCAGGCGATCCTTGATCACATAACCGCAGGCACGCACAAGCTCAGACTTAGGCGCATCGCCCAGTTCTTTTACCTTGGCAAGTAGTTCAGCACCCTTAAGCATGGGTAGATGCAATAGTTGGCGGAATCAATATAGTCTAATGCCGGTAGATCGTCCAGCGCCAGCGTGCAGTGGGTTGAACTCACGCCACACCAAATAACCGAGCGCATCATTCATGTGATCATGGCCGGCATCTTTGTCGGGGTCGCCCTTATCGGTGTAGCACTGCAGCTCCATGCATTCGATCAGCCGTTTGCAAGTTTCTGACACTTGAAGCCTGACTTGGCCCTTGCCGTTTTCCAGCAGAGCTTGAACAGCAGCCACCCGATCACGGACGGGAGGATTGGCACGCGGTGATTGGTTGGACATGCCATAGGTCTCAAGGATATTGATGTCGGTCTGGCTTGCATTGGTGCTGCGGTTGCCGCCGCTGGCATCTGGGTAGGCGTACATGCGCCGTTGCGGATAGCGCCTGATGATCTCCTGCGCTAAGGCGTCGGTGTCATGGGCGCCGCTGATCTCATCAATGACCAGCAGGCTGTTGCCAAGCCTGACGGCAATCACCGCTGACATGTTGCCAACGTTGAAGTCCACTCCAATGCGCAACGGCTCGCGGTCGGTATCTGGCGGGTCGCTGATGACATGCTTGCTGCGATCAAAGCGGTCATAAACGGTGCCGGTGGCGAGGTTGACGAACTCGCCGTCTAGATAGGCACGCAGCAGGTTCGGGTCGTAATTGGCCTGCAGACGCTCGATGAAGTCCGGTGGCAGGTGCGGATTGTCGGCAGTGCGCATCTTGATCAGATGACGGTCAGGCCGTGCCTTGGCTTCATCGCTGCCAAACGTATTCCACATCCAGCGGAACCCTTCTGGTGTTGATGCTGCACCAAACTGCCGCACATTGCCGGCACGCAAACGGCCAAGGATCTTCGGGAATGCCTTGTTGGCGATGGATGGCGTCACGGTGTCAATCTCGTCAGCTAGCACCCATGCCAGGTTCAAGCCGATGATGCGACTCCAATTCTCAAAGCTGCGGCACAAGATTTTGGTGTCACCGCCTGGCATGTGCAGCATGTACTCCGGCAAGGGGCTAGCGCGGAAGGTGTAGGGGATCTCGTAGTGTTCTAAGAAGGCTTCAAAGTCTGTCTGCCAAATGTCGCGGATCAGGGGACCAGTGGGTTCCATGACAGCGCCAATAAAACCTTGGTTGGCAGCGGCAAGGGTGACAGCTTTTGCCGCTAGGGC